AAAAAACAGTCTCCATTAAATGTTTCCATAAATGTTACCCATTCATTGTAATGATTATTAACAAAAATATTAGCATAAGTAATATTATGATGGTTGAATATTCTATTATAATAATAACTACAAGTATTTGGATCATCTGATAAGCACGATATACCATAATACACATTTGTATTTTCTAATGTTAGTGATTGATTTAAATGTTCGTATAAAATCCCATTTACCTTAAAAGTCCAATTATCACAATTGGTTAATCCATTATTATTCAATACATAAAATTCACCATCTGCAAATCTCAATAATGAAAAATTTATCTTATTTTTTATTTTATTTATAAAATAATCCAAACAATTATCCCAAACCTTAATATTATTATATCTATTCATAATTGTTTCATAACCTCTATCTATATAGTTTGTTAATGCTTTTTGAAATCTACCATCTCTACTAAATGCAGAATATGTAGAATTTATATTTCCATAGTGTTTTGATTTTTCTGGTATAGCTCCCCATAATTCTTTATTATCTAAAGGGTGCGGAGGAACCATTGTAGGAATATACAAATACTTTTGCAAGACATAACTTAAATGCATATCTTCACCACAAACAAACATTTTTTCATCTATATTTGGTAATTCTTTTATTAATGTAGTAATCCATTCTTTTCTAAAAAACCAAGAGTGACCTACTATATCTACATAATTTGTTTTTCCAACATTGTTTGGATTATCTAATAAACAACCTTCCCATCCATATTTGAATTCGGCTTCATAACCTTTGCCTTTCTTAAAAGTTATTCCAATCGTGCCTAATAATGCATTATGTTTTTCAATTGTTGTTATACAATTTTCAAACCATTTTTTTTGCGGAATAGTATCGTCATCAAAAACACATATATATTTTGCATTAAATAAGTAATATAATGAAAAAAATCTTGCCCACACTCCTAGATTTTGCGAAGAAGATAATATTAATATTTGAGGGTCTGATTTAAACATATTTAAATTTATACTATCATTGTTATTCCAAATGATTATTTTTTTTGGTTTAACTGTTTGGTTTTTTATTGCCGCAAGTTGTTCCTGAAACCATTGCGGTCTATTAAACACGTTTAATACACAAATTATACCGTTATCAGTCATATATTATAACTAATAATTATTATTTAAATGTTTATTAATAATATTATAAAATGATACTAATATGTTTTGGAACCAGACCAGAATACATAAAAGTAAAATCGTTAATTAATAATTTAAATAATGTTAAAACTTGTTTCACCGGTCAACATTTTGATTTATTAAATGATATTCACACTGACTACAAATTAAATTTTACAAAAGATAAAAATACTAACAAAATCAGTAATATTATTATAAATACATTAAATTGTAATCATATATTTGATGGAATAGAGTATGTACTGGTTCAAGGAGATACAACAAGTGCTTTTTCTATGGCACTATCAGCTTTCAATAATAAAAAAAAGATAATACATCTTGAAGCTGGATTAAGAACTAATAATATTTATGACCCTTATCCAGAAGAATTAAATAGACAACTTATTTCAAAATTAGCAAATATTCATTTATGTCCCACTATACAAAATAAAATTAACTTGAATAACGAAAATATTAATGATAATATTTATATCACAGGCAATACGGGATTGGATAATATTGATAAAAATAATTGTATATATGGAAATAAAATATTAATTACATTACATAGAAGAAATAATATTCCAATTATAAAAAAATGGTTTGAAGCAATAGAAAAAATAGCAAGCGTTCATAAAGAACTTAAATTTATTATACCGATGCATCCAAATCCTGATATCCAAAAACATAAACACATCTTAAAATCAGTCAATATAATTAACCCAATAAGTCATGATTCGTTAATAAATATATTAAAAGAATGTAAATTTGTAATATCTGATAGTGGTGGTATACAAGAAGAAGCCTCTTTCTTAAACAAAAAAATTATAATATGTAGAAAAACGACCGAAAGAACGGAAATAATTGGGAAACATGGTATATTTTGCAAAGACCCATCAACTCTTTCAACGATATTTAAAGATATTAACAACAATTATATTATAAACGAAGTATGTCCGTATGGCGATGGTAATGCTTATAAGAAAATAATTAATATAATTAACGAATTAAAGTAATTACAATAAAATAATTATTTCATTATATGCTTAAACATAATGACATATATATGTATATAATGAAAAATATCACAGTAATTGGGGTTGGTCGTTTAGGATTGGGATTGGCACTGCTTATCGAAAAAGCGGGGTTTAATGTATGTGGTGTTGATGTATTTCCAAGTTATGTAAAATCATTAAATGATAAAACATTTAAAACAAAAGAACCAGAATATGAGTCATTACTTAATAATAGTAAAAATTTTAAAGCAACTACTGATTTAAAAGAAGGATTAAATCATTCAGATATTATTTTTATTATTGTTCCAACTCCTAATGGTGGAGGAGAAAGATTTTACGATCATTCGATTTTATCCAACTTACTACTAAAAATAAATAAGCACAAAGTTAAAAATAAAAGTTTAATAATTGGATGTACCGTAATGCCTGGATATATAAAAGATATTGCTGAACTACTTGTTAAAGATTGTGAAAATACAACTATTAACTACAATCCAGAATTTATAGCACAAGGAGAAATCGTAAAAGGATTCAGAAATCCTGATATTATTTTAATTGGCACTAATGATGCGACATTAGGAGATAAATTAAAAGAAATATATAAAAACATTGCTGAAACAAATCCTAGATATTGTGTTTTAAAACCGATTGAAGCAGAAATGGTAAAAATTTCTATCAATGGGTTTATAACTACAAAACTGTCATTTGCTAATATGATTTCAGATGCTTGTGATAGATTGGGGGCTGATAAAAATGTGGTTCTTAAATCGGTCGGAGGAGATTCACGGATTGGAAATAAATATTTTAATCCAGGATATTCATTTGGTGGTCCATGTTTCCCAAGAGACACAAAAGCTTTAAAACGCATTATTGATTCTGTTGACATTAATAGTGATTTATTAGATGCAACAACAAAATACAATGAAGAACATTCTTTATTCCAAACAAAGCAACTACTAAAAGAAGAAAAAATAGAATATGTCATTGAAGACATTTGTTATAAGGAAGGTAGTAAAATACCTATTATAGAAGAAAGTGCTAAGTTAAAAATAGCGAAAAATTTAGTTAAGGCAGGAAAAAAAGTTATTATTAAAGATGAACAGCATATGATTGATGAAGTAATCAAAGAATATGGTAATTTATTTGAATATAAATTAAAATAAGAGATTATATATAATATTAATATTATTCAATATTATGTACATGACTGAATTAATATTGGAGGTGTTGGTAGTTGTATATTATCTTAAGAAGAAATGACAGATTTACTGAATACCTTATAATTAATATGAAATCGAATGCGGGTCGAGAAAACTGTTTTATCCAAAAAAAATACTTAAAAATATGATACTCAATATATTATAAATGTTTGACTTTAATATTCCAAGTAATTGCACACATATTAAACTTGATATTGGATTATCTTATAATGCTCCTCAGTCACAATTTTGGTTATCCAAAGAACCAAATTTAGCTGTCTTTGGATTTGAACCTAATCCAGAATCGGTGACTTGTATTAAATCGGGTAATATACATCCAAAATTTAAAAACCCGTTTCGATTAGATAAAAAATATATAAACGAAAACAGATTTAAAATTATACCTGTCGCATTAAGTAGTGTAAGTAAACAAGAAGAAATGAATTTTTATGTAAATTCAAATGACTGTGGGACCTCTAGTTTATTTAAACACGATGAAAAATATTTAGGTCCAATAAAAAAAACAATTACGGTTCCTGTATTAAGTTTAAAAATGTTTTTTGATAAATTTCCATGGGAACGATTTAACTATATTGACTATATTAAAATTGATGCACAAGGTTCTGATTTAAACATATTGAAAGGTGCTGGTGAATATTTAAAGGATAGAGTTATATTTGTAACTGCTGAACCCGATGGTTATCAATATTTTGACGCAGATGAATGTAATACAGATAATATAACTAATTATATGTTAAGTCAAAATTTTACTAGAATTAGCCATCCTAATACGGTTGACCCAACTTACTTAAACAATAAATTTAAACACCTAGCTAATACAATTTACATTGAACAAAAATAAATAAAATTTTTTTATATAAAATATTATTTATAAAGTGATGATTTAAATAATGAAGGAGATGTATTTTCATTTAATTTAAATGTATCAAAACATCGAATCCATTCTTTTCGATGAGGATGCCAAAAATTTTTATAGTATATTTCTCCATTACTTAAAAAGGCAGCTGTGTAACTAAAACTACTTCCAGATGTTATTAAAATATCAGCGTTTACCATTCCCATAAATGTATCTACTATATCTTCATTTATATGTAGCACGGTATTATTGTCTTTATATATATTAAAATTATTAACATCTCCTTGAGAATAAATGTGTATTTTTAATTTTTCATCTATGTATTTATTTTTTATATTTTTAATTATATTTAAATAATACGCATCACTAGTATCAGAACCTTCTATTCTATTATCTTGCTTATTAGGTCTTCTAACATGGACCGCTATATTTTTAATGGTTTTATCATTATTTACTTCTTTATTTAAAAAAAATAAATATTTAAACTCGTTTAAATAACATAAATATTCATCTGTATTTATATTTTTTTCAATGTATTTATAAACACGTATTTTAATATCATCCGTCATCTTATCTTTAAGATCCTGTGATGCTAATTGTATATTATCTTTCATATTTATTAGATTTTCTATTTTATTTATAAAATTAGAATTATTATTATAATTATGGGATATTTTTTCTATGGGACTATAATAAAATTCTATATTATTCATTTTACAATAAATATATGTCCACATAATCGTTTGCAATTGAGCTCCAAAACCATCGTCTCTTTGTATATTACACAACTTTTCCATTGATAATATATTATATTATATTATATTTAAACTATAATACTATAAATTTATCAGCTGGTTTCATAAATCCTGCCGTATCTTTTTCGTTTACATAAACTTTATTATCATTTTTACAATTAATATAACATGCCATCCAACTAAAAGAAGAACCATTGGGTAAAATACTATAGTCACATTTACTTAATAATCCATAATCTATCAATTCATTATTTTCATAAGTTCCCTTTGATATCTCATATTTTTCATCAAAACTTTTAATATAATTATCCAACCAATTTACATCATCGTTATGGTTATTATTTACCCAATTACTCATTCGCTGTGAACCACTTTCTGTTTTATTTAAAGTAGAGCCACCAGTGAAAAAAATGATATAAATACGATCTTCTTTTTTTTTTATTTCCTTTAATGCTTTTCTTATAAAATTATCTGTGTCTTCAAAGCTAAAATTATGTTGTGATATATTGTCTCCTCTTCTTAAATGTATACCAACTATTTTATACTGTTTATTGTTTTGATATATTTCATTTATATACCGTTCACATATATCATCTAATTCTTTTTTTAACGTTAATTCTTTTTTTATTGTTTCTTTATGTTCAAGAAAATATTTTTCATTTTGAAAAAAACCTGAAAGTAAAGTATCATCTTGTATTTTTAATATGTTTTTATCATATGTTGATGATTCACCTCCTTCATATCTTTGCTTTGACATATCCATTTTCTGATTATATCTATAACGCGGGGAAAAATGTTTACTTGATTCATTTATGTTAAAATTATCTAATAAACATTTCTGTTGATGCCACTCAAAATTTGTATTATAATAAATATCATAATTTTTCATTAAAGCAATATTTCTCATTGCGGCATATTGAAATAATTGATTACCTAATCTTCCTATTAATATAACACTTATAGGCATTATATTAGTAATAATATATTTACATTTAAATTATAAATTAACAATTCCTATTAATTTATGCTTGTTTTTATTATGTACCTGTTTACATTTATCTTCAAAATCAATAAATTCCTTATATTGACTATTATCTAATGCTTTTAAAAATTGCTGTTTTTCTTCTTTTTTCATTTTTAAATAATAACCTGTGTAAAATTCAATAAAATCATACGTAAACCCTAGTTCTTTTTCATCTTCTTGACCGTCCCATAAATCAGCGCTAGGAACCGCATTTAAAATGCTACCAGGAACCTTTAAATAATTACCTACCTTATAAACCTCGCTTTTATGTAAATCAGATATTAACTGGATATCTACAACCCCATCCCCAGCCTTGCAAAAATAAGCCAGATACCCGTCTTCGTCTTTATTACCTGTCCCCATTACTACAGCAGGATATCCTATTTGCGTCATTAATTGAGCACAATAATAGTTAATAGGAGTTCTCATATAACTTTTCATTTGTCCTCCTGAAAAACTATTATTTTCTATTCCCGTTTCTTTATATACTAAATTTGTAATTAAATCATAATAGTCGGTTTGATCTATCACTTTAAGTTCTATGTTAAAATGTTTACATAATTTTGTTGCTCGCTCTAACGCCCAATTTGAACTGTGAATTGGTTGATTTACCGCCCATATTTTTTTTAAATTACTATTGGGCAATGATAATGTATATGATAATAATGCCAAAGTTACTGCTGAATCTATACCCCCACTAACAGATAAAACCGCCCCTGATAAATTATTTTTTTTTAAATATTCATTAAATACTTTTGTTTTATTTGCGACCCATTCATTAGGGTTAAATTTTTTATTAATACGGTATTCTTCCAACTTTTGCTTCCAAAAACTCATTAAATTACTTACATTATTATTTTTTAAATACTTTCATTAATTTATAATATCCTCCGTCTACAAACTTCATATTAGATGTATGACTATATCCATCGTTTTCAGGAACATAATTTAACGGCAATACCCTAAAATCCATACTCATTCTGGTTTTTTCTGTTGTATTTATTTTATTATAATGATTACATAAATTAGCATTAAATGATACAATATTGTTTTCTGGTGCTTCTATATTTATATACTCTTCTAACATAGGCATTTTTTCTATTAATATACTTGACGTTCCCTTCATATCAGTAAACGTATATGTAAAATTAATTTCTCCTTTTGGATGTCCTAATGAATTGTCATTATGTTTTTTTGCAACAGCAACATTGTTAGGCAACTGAACCCTAAAAGAAGGAAATTTTTGGACCAAAGCTTCTTCTATATTTAAATATGGAAGAATAACTTCTTTAATTAAATTATTATATAATAATTTCATATTTTCTCCCTTTTGACTATCTAAATAATTATAAAATGTTTTATGATACCATGTTTGCACGTCTGTTTTAAACTCCGTAAATAACTCATATGTAGGATTATTTTTATGAACTTCATATAATTTGTCCGTATTGAAACATTCTCTAGCAAACGGTCTAAAATCATACAATTCATTATCATATGATAAAATACAATTGTGTTTTTTTCCCATAACCATTTCGTTCGCAAAGTTAAATTTATTCATATAGATTATTATCCATATTAACTTTTAAATTAATATTATTTAAAACCAATTACTTAATATTATTAATGTCTATACCAAAGATTATACATCAATTATGGATTGGTTCGAAACCTGCACCCACTAAATTTATGAATACATGGAAAGATAAGCATGTTGGGTTGGGATTTGAGTATATATTTTGGAATGAAGAAGAGTTGAAAAAAAGAGGTATGTCGCTAACTTTGGGAGAGAAAATCAATTCGATGGAAGAAATAAATGGAAAGGCCGATATTATACGATGGGAAATTTTGGAAAGGTATGGGGGAGTATTTGTTGATGCTGATTCCATTTGTATTGAACCAGTTGATGATACATTATTAAAATGCAAAGGTGGGTGTTTTGCCGGGTATGAACAAGAAAACATACGCAAGGGGTTGATCGCCACAGGAACAATGGGATTTCCACCCAATCATTTAATTGTAAAAAGATGTATTAAATGGATTCGTGAAAATCCGGTTTCCACTGCTTTAACTCAACAACGAGCTTGGTATACAGTAGGACCCGGATTATTAACCAGAATTGTTAATGATTACAAAATGCACGATCAAATCACCGTATTCCCCAGTTATTATTTTTTACCCCGGCATTACAGTGGTATAGAATATAAAGGACATGAAAAAGTATACGCATATCAAGAATGGGGGTCCACCAAGCAAAATTACGATACCATGAACCAACTATCTCTCCCCAAAGAGTTTTCTAAACCCGCGAAATCTGTATCTGTATTAGTATCTAGTTTAAATACAAAAACCATTTTTCTAAAAGATTGTTTGGATTCTATAAAAGCACAAATAGGATTGTTTAATATAGAATTAGTATGGATTAATGATGGGTCCGACAAATTGCATACAATGCTTCTTAAAAAACAACTCGACAATTTTAAAAACACCACGCGATTTGTCGATGTAGTATATAAAGAAAATGATGGAAATAAAGGTATAGGATACACTCTTCATCATGGTGTATTAATGTGTAGCAATGAAATCATTATTAAAATGGATAGCGATGATATTATGATACCGGATAGAATTATAAAGCAAATGAAATTTATGGAAAACAATCCAAACATTCACATATGTGGTGGACAAATAAAAATGTTTCACGGTGATAAAACAAATATTGTAGACATAACCAGATTGCCGACTATACAGTGGAGTGATTTTATACAGCAGCCCCAACATTGGTTTGTAAATCATCCAACGGTATGCTATCGAAAATCTTCTATTTTAGCAGCAGGCAATTACAACCCAGAACTTAAAAAAATGGCGGAAGATTTCAATTTGGAATTGCGAATGTTAAAGATGTTTGATGTCGTTTATAATTTTCCCGAGCCGTTGTTATATTATCGACTTCATGAAGGTCAAATTACACACCAAGGAGGTAGTGAAGGTAGAGAATATTGGAGTGATATACGAAACGAAATGATTATGGAGTTGATAAGTACTAATTGATTGTTAATACCGATTAATATAACTTTAAAGAATTTGCTAGTTGGGTTGTATAATAAGCAACGATCCATCCCAACATTGCAAATATGGTATCGCCAATTGTATTAATAGCGGCGTCTGCTTTAGGTTTGCCACCCGGCCAAAAATAGATATAATGATTTATACAATAGATTCCTTGCGGTGTATTTTCAATTAATTCAAACATAGTATGTAATACAAACCACAATAATAAAGGAACATTCCAAAAATAAACAACTATTCCAACGGCAAAATGTAATAAAGAAAACTGATCTACTATTTTTGTTCCCATTTAATATAATTTTATAAAATAATATTTGTATATTATATAATGGCAGAAGTTCCTATACACCAAACCAACAAAACCCCATATGGCTTGCCAGAAGATGATAGAGAAAATCATCACACTCCATTTGACGAGACCATGTACAAACAAAATAACACATTTCACACGGCAGAAGGCCGAATTGGAGGAATGAAACACCGAAAAAAGCACAAAAAGTCGATGAAGAAAAAGAAGTCGATGAAGAAGAAAAAGTCGATGAAGAAAAAACACAAAAAGTCGATGAAGAAAAAGAAGAGAAAGTCAATGAAGAAAAAGAAGTCGATGAAGAAAAAGAAATAATTAAATATAATATTTAGCAATTAATACATATTATATTTTACACATTTTTACATTTAGCTAATTACAGATTGTTGCGTTGTTTATAAATCTTATTATAAATATTGATGCCTTGTTGGAAATCTTTTTCACAGTCAATATACATCTTTTTAATTGTTTTAAGTATTTTGGGTCGTATAGTATTATCCAAATCAGATTCAGTTAGAGAACCTTTGATTTGTATAGGAACTTCGGTTTCCTTTTCTTCATCTAAGTTAAAATCAAACAAGTCATGTAAGCAACCAATTAATTCTGCTTCTCGTTCTTGAACATTATTAATCATTTTTTTAAAATGCGTGCCATATTCTACAAACAAACGGTTTTCTTGTCGTTTCGATGGATCTCGTTTCGATGGAACACCTACTATGGTGCTTCCCCATTTTTGTTTAATACTTTCATCTGTATTATCATTGCATTCTTTTGTTTTAGTAAAGTCTGTTAACTTAATATCACTAAATGATTTAATTTCTTCACTATTAAACTTACCATTGGGAATAAATGCCTTGTAGAAATCTTGTAAATCTTGTTTATATTGTTTTTCAGAATTACTTGAACGAACAAATAAACCAGTTACCTTACCTTGCTCGGTTTCTATTTTCATGGTATCTTTATATAAGTTTTCCAATGATTGAATACCGGGTTCGTCGGCTAGAGTCATGGTTCCAATCAGTCCCATGGTAGTTGTCATTTTTCCATCTGGCGTTTGGTCTTCATCTGGTTCTTCGCCTTCGGCTGGTTCTTCGTATTCGTCTTTGGATTCGTCTTCATCGTCTGAACCATCGTCCATTACACTTGGTTCATTAGCGGGTTCATCAATTTCGTTCATGGAACTTTCTTCATCGGTTGTATTTTTTGAATCGTCTTCATTGTCTTCATTGTCTTTATCATCGCCTCCTTTTTGCGGTTGTTTAAATATATTTAAACTTTCTGCAATATCCTTGGCCATTTTTGTGATATCACTTTCTTTTTCTGGTTGCTTTTCTTCTTTTTCTGGTTGTTTTTCTTGTTGCTGTTCTGGTGATTCTTTTTCCGTCTCATTTACTGATGGTGTTGTTTCTTGTGGTTCTTCATTTGCCTGTGGTTCTTCTATAGATGGACTTGATTGTGGTGATTCTTTTTCGGATGTTTCTTCGTCTGAC